CCGCAAGAAGGCTCAAGGACAAAATCCCCCGAAGAAAGATCCGGAAAGTAGCGCGCCACAATTTCTTCTGCCGCCCATTCTGGGGTGAAGTATTGATGCAGCGCGGCGTTTCCCTCTGCAGTCCCTGGTATTACAATCGGGCTATGATCGAAGAGGTCATGCACTACAAAATCACCTCTTGACGAATGATCTGTCCGCCCGCATCCCGCGCTGTTATCTTCGTGATTGATTTCGGCGCCGAGGGACATAAAAGTTTGACAATTTCCTTGAACACATCCGGCGGATCAAACTCTTCCTCCGTGAGGACCGTGGAGCAGAGCAGATCCCGGTCCGTATCGTCCTGGCCTCGATCGAAGGAACTCACCATTGCAATCTTATGTTCCTTACAGATTGCTATGATCTGCGTCATCAATGGCGCGATCTGCTCGTCATAAATCTGCTCTTTGGGGAGGACGAATTCGCATTCGCCGGGATGGACATTGCCCACGCGGCCAGTATCCAGTAGTACATCGAGGTTCGCGCTATCGTTGTGCCCGACTATCACTCCGCCCTGACGATTCGAAAGAACTCGCGTTCCGCAACGAACCCATTCCGGCAGTTGTCGCATCCGCGCAGTGCGAAGAAACTCCTCCGAGGTCACCGGTTCCCCAATCTCCCGACACTCAACGTCCTCGTATTTTGTATCCGGATACAGGTCGCTTACGCGCGAGAGATAGCGCCGCTTCGCGTGTTCTTCCGAGCGAGCGTTATAGCCTGATGCTTTGCCCCAGTCGGTTTCAGAGTTCTTCAACCGGCACGCGAAGGCTCGTAGTGGCGGAGGGGGAGCTTCGGTCAACCATTTGCGAATTGCCATCCATTCATAGTTTCGATATGCGCTGTCGACATATATCTGAAGTCCGCTTGGGTGACGATGCTTGTTCGAATCGATGTATCGCTGAGCGGCCGACGCCGTGAAGAAACAACTTACGAACTCCCACTCGTCGACATAACCGACCCGGCGGTAACCGTCCATATCCAACTCTGGGTCTTTCGGGCCGCCGCGAAATACGGCTTCGAGTTTCACGGCGTCTTCCGGGGAGACTTCCACTGCTTCATCGCTATGTAGCCACGCAATATTAGGGTCATAGCCCGTATCGATTCCGTAGACTCGTCGCTTCGCTTGGACAAGAAAGATCGGATCAGCCGTGCTCAGGTTATCTTGCCTTCGAAGATGCTCTCCGATTCGTTTCAATTCTTCGTTCATCGTTACACCTCCGTGCGCGGATATTCATCCCAGGTCCTGCCGTCGAGTTCGCGCCCCGCGGCTTTCTTGCCGATATGCTCCATTACGGCATCCCCTCTTCCATAGTCCGTTTTGCGATCCCGTTCGTTCCCAGAATGCAGAATCGGCCGATCTTGAAGTCACGCTCTATGCGTCCGTCAAACGTCGATGGAGCCCATGCTCCCCATTGCTTGAAGTGGAATGGAGCTCCGGCGGCAACGCATTGATCTCTGACGGATCGCGCCCAAGCCGGGTGCATTGGGCGCGCATCTGGTCCGCTCTCGCCGCCGCATACCACCCACTTAATTTCTGGATAGACTGCGCTACCGATGAAGTCTCTGGCCGATTTCTTGCTGATCCCGAGGATCTTTGCAGCCCCATTCACACGCCGCTCTCGTTCCTCTGGGTGGCTTGGCATATAAGGCCGGAAATCTACCGGACCGAGGGCGGGTTCATATGAAATCCATCTGACAGCCACCGGCGTTTTCAGCAACCACGGTATTCGCTCATCGGCAGTCTCTTGGTTCTCGACGGACACGCCAGGCCAAACATTCGGGAGCGGCCATCTCAATCCTTCTATGCGGTTGTAACCCTCGTGTCCGCCGATACTGACAATTTCACATCGGATGTCGCTGCGTCTTGCTTCGTCACCATCGGCGCGAAGCGACTCCACTTGGTAATGACGGGCTTTGTAATTCTTTCCCGTGAGGTAGTCGTGCATCCTCTCCGCGCGCTTCGTGAGAACCTGAAATGTGTGCTGAGGAGAGAGCGCCATCACCGCGAATACTTTGTCGATAACCTCATCGCTCAGGCTCTCGTGAAACAAGTCTGACATGGAGTTGACGAAGATCTTACGCGGCCGCTTCCAGCGAAGCGGGTCTTCAAGATGTTCTGCGATGAGTCGAACCTCACCCGTCCAGCGAGGTCCACTCGCAGTCATCTTCGCGAGTCCTTCATAGGCTAAGCCGGGGTCGCTGAACCTCGCAGCTACTCGCTCGGCATAGCAGTTCCGACAGCCCTCGGAGACTCGCGAGCAACCGCGAACTGGATTCCAAGTCTCATTCGTCCAGGAGATCCCGCCTTCACCCTGCGCTGCCATTAGATTCTCCTCCATCCAGAACGATGTTGTAGTTATCGACGGCTTTCTTTGCTCGCTCGAGACTCGCGTTGAGCTGCTTGGCAAGTTCTCCCTCAACAGGCTCTTTAACATCGTGCGGCGATCTCTCGAATTGCACACACGCCATCGCAAGCGATTCGAACACGGTCTGAAAGCCACGAGGCGCGACGTCCGGATCGTTGATGTTCAGCATCCCGATCCCATCCCTCAACGCATCGTCCACGCGCCGTCTGAGGTAGCAAAGATCATAGCGTGTGCAGTGATAGCAGTTGCGATCTGCGAGCGGGAGTTGGAAGCTCATGCCAAAGCCTCCGATGCCACAAAGGGTGCGGCGATCTCAAGGCAATGTCGAACCTTTGCCAGATCAAACTTTGAATCGTTCTCGGATCGCACACGGGTTTCCATGTCTACCCAATATGGAGCACCGTCAGCCGCGGCGGCTATCAGAGGAAGTTGTTCTGCGAGGTTGTCTGGACCGAGACCGCCGGCATAGCCGTGGTAGGCCTTGACCTCAACGCCTTCGCCGTCTGGGCCGGGAATCGCTTCTAGCAATTCAGCACGAGGCCATGAGTCTGGTAGCACCCCGGCGCCGGCGCTTCGGTCAAAGAGGGGCGCGGAAAGCGGATATGCATCCGGTTCGTCTAAGAAGTAATCTCCACCCCAAATATGTTCAAGATAGAAGTCGTCATTCACCCCGTCCATTTGAAAGATGTATTGCTTCCCCTTGCCGAGGCTTGAGAGATTGCGAATGAACGTCTTGACCAGGTTCTCCTCAAGCGGTACTGGTTCTCCATGGAAGTTAAGCTGAACTCTCCTGACCCGCGACCATATGTCCAAGTCGGCGACCTGTGGGCGATCGTGATAGAACATTTCCCGCAAGTAACGGCCCTGAATATGCAGAGAGATGTGCAGAGATTCATTGAGCTCGTGAATCGCTGACAGTGTATGAAGCCAGATCTTCGTTGGATAGCGATTCGATCCTGAGTTGCTGAGTGATGCGAGGATTCCCCACTCTGCAAAAGGAAACTCGACGCTTAGATCGACAAGGATCCGAGGGTCGATGCTGTCATCGGCTCCGGTGATTGTCACCTGCTTCAAGTTCATGTTCATGCTGGTTCATACCTGCTACCTTTCTCGTAGAAATATATAGAAAGTACCTGTTTCACAGTCGGCGGCTTAGCTGAAGCTACGCGGCCCTTCAGCCAGAGGCCGCCAACTCCGCAGGCGTTACGCCGAGATAGCCATCCCCGGCGAGAAGGCGCATACCTTCTAATTCAATATTCAGCGAAGCGTTGAAGTCTCGATCGTGCAACGTGCCGCATTGTGCGCAAGTCCATACACGATCTGAGAGTTTGAGGATTTCATTCTTCCAGCCACAGACATGGCAGAGCTTTGAAGACGGAAAGAATCTGCCCACTTTCTGTAGAGTCGTACCCGCCCATTCCGTCTTGTAGTTCAGTTGACGGACAGCTTCCCCAATTCCTGCGTCGCCGAACGACTTGGCGAGCCGCGTTTGACACAAACCTTTCAGATTCAGATCTTCAATGCAGATCCAGGCGAAGTCGCTGACGGTTTCACTCGTGAACTTATGCAGGAAGTCACTTCGCTGATTCGAGATTCGCTCGTGCAATCGAGTGACCCTGAGTTTCCAGCGTTCCCGATTGCACGAGCCTTTCTTCTTTCGGGCGAGCCCTCGTGAAAGCAGTTTTAGTTTGCGTTCTGACCGGCGGAAGTAGGCTTGGGTTTCGCGGACCTCTCCGGTTGATAGAGTTGCAAATCTCGACAGACCGAAGTCTATCCCAACGCTTCTACTCGGACTCGCCACGGGTTGGGAGTTCATCTCAACCACAATCGTTAGGTACCAGTTTCCAGCTTTTTCTTTGATTCGGCCGGTCATGATCTTGCCGCTAAATCTCAGAGGCTCAGCCATGTTGACATCGCCGAGCCGGGGGATTCTGGCTGTATGACTAGCCACAGAGAACTTATCGTTGTTGAGGCCGAACCCCCCAATCTTCTTTGACCTGCTACGGAACCCAGGGAACCGGGTCTTGGATTTAGGAGTCTCTTTCTTGATCTTGTAATAGGTGTTGATCGACTGACGCAGGTCAGCGAGCGCTTGCTCGGATGCGCACTTGGTTACCTCGGCGACGAAAGGGAAGTCTTGCTTTTTGATCTTATTGAACCGGGTTTTGAGCGCGGTCCAATCCATCTTCTCGCCACGTTCTTTGGTTGCTTTGTAGTCATTGAGTGCCCAGTTGTAGACGAAGCGAGCAATGCCCGCCGCACGCATGAAGTACGCGCATTGTTCCGCCGTCGGGTTAAGTCTGATCTTATGCGCTTTTAGCATCGTCCTTCAGGGCTTCTTTTTCAGAGACTTCTTATAAGAAGGTATAAGTCCTACTCGCGCCACATATTCTCGAATCGGGTGAATTCTTTGAGAAAGGCAAGCGGGACGAGGCCGGTTGGGCCATTGCGCTGCTTGCCTATGATGAGCTCGGCCGTTCCCTGATTCTCATCGGTCGGGTTGTAGAGTTCCTCACGATAGATGAAGCACACGACATCGCTGTCTTGTTCGATCGCCCCGCTTTCTCTGAGATCGCTCAACTGCGGTCTGTGCTCGGTGCGTTGCTCTGAAGCGCGGGAGAGCTGCGATAACGCGACCACCGGTACATCCAGTTCTTTTGCCAGACCCTTGAGATCACGCGAGATTTGCGACACTTCTTGCTGCCGGGATTCGACCCGCCCTCGGCCGGTCATCAGTTGCATGTAGTCCACAATCAGCAAATCGAGGCCGTGCTCAGCTTTGAGGCGTCGACACTTTGCGCGCATCTCCATCACGGTGATACCTGCGGTGTCGTCGATAAAGATGCGACTCTCCGCCAATCTCCTAAGAGCATCTGCTAGTCGCGCCCATTCCTCTCGGTTCAGATACCCCGTCCTGAAGCGGTGAGCATCGACTCGGGCGTCCGAGCAAAGCAATCTCGACACGAGCTGCTCGGCAGACATCTCGAGGCTGAATATCCCAACGACGTTGGAGTTGCGGGCCGCATAGTGGCCCATGTTCAACGCCATGGCCGTCTTCCCCATGCTCGGGCGCGCGGCAATGACCACCAATTCTTTTCGCTGTAAACCAGACGTCATGCGGTCGAAGTCAGTAAACCCGGTCGGGATCCCGGTGATCATCTCGGGGCGACCGGCCATCTGCTCGACTTGTTCGAGGCGATGTTGTGCGACAGTAGTCACGTCTTGAAATCCTTGCCGAACTCGGTCCTCGGCAATCTGGAAAATCATCTGCTCTGCGCGATCGACAATCACGGTTGCTTCGTCTTCTTCCTCGAAAGCAAGAGCGCTGATCTGGTTGGAAGCGGTGATGAGCCTGCGGAGCATCGACTTCGATTTCAGAATATGCGCGTACGGCTCGATGGTGTCTGTGCGGGGAACGCCGTCGATGAGCGAGGCGATATAGGTTGCTCCGCCAACCTGCTCAAACTCGCCAGCACGGCGAAGGTCGTCGCTGAGCGTGATCAGGTCGATAGGCGTGCTGCGCTCTGTGAGCGCAATCATCTTATCGAGGATTCGGCGATGGGATTCGAGAAAGAAGTCCTCCCGGCGCAGGAGTTCGATCACTTGATTGCAGACGGCATTGTCGAGCAGAACTGCGCCAAGAATGGAGCGCTCTGCCTCGACGTTGGCTGGGAGGCCGTGATCTAAAAATGAATCCCGCATCGCCGTCATCGCGAAATCTCCGCTGCCTGGGCTTGTAGTTTTCGGCGCCGCGCCAGGTATTCAGCCTCGGTCAAGGGCACGGCTTCGGGAAGAAGCATCTTCCGGCTCACCTTGATTAGATCTTGCCTGATGGCTGCGGGATGAACTTCAACCTGGGCTGCGGGTAACGCCAAGCGCTCTGGCGCACTGCGCAGGATCAGCCTGGGCGCAGTATTGGTTTCGAGCTGCTTGAGGGCGGGCGTAGTCAGCGATCCCGTCTCGAGTGACCATGGCAGGAAAACCCTCGATACGTTGCCACCCGCGCCGATCCGAACAACCATCAGGGGAATCTCTTCAATCCCGTTGCCGCGATAGCGCTCCCGCCAGAGGCTGATGTTGTTCGTGTTGTCGACTTCGAACTTGCCAACGCAATAGCTTGCGATGTCCCGAGGTGCGCGAGTCGCTACGCGATAGTTGCGGAAGAAGTCGTTACGCTTGGACGCCTCCATCTGAGGCTCGCAGGAATTCAGGAAAGACGCACACGGAATCCAGCCGCCAAAAGTGTCGATGATCGCCTGAGCCAGAGTCCGGTCTTCACAGAAAATCGAGGGCCAGTCACCGTAGGCGGTCGCTTTTTGGAGTGCGGACCAAGCCAGAACTGCATGATCGTCGTGGCTGCCTTCGCAAAGTTCTCGGATCTCGGCGGGCTTTGGAAACCGCCTTCCAGTTCTTCCCCATTGTGCTAGAGCATACAGAATGCTCGGAGCCGACAGATCCGCCAGCATATCGAGCAGGGAGAGCAACTGTGCGGTTGACACGTCTTCTCGGAGCGCCAGCGCGAGCTCGCCCATCTTGTCGAGGATTGCTTCTTTCTCCGACTGATTCATCTCACTCCCCGTTTGGCCTCTTCAACCGCATCTATGGTTCGGCGGTCGCGCGCGTTTACGGTTACATCTGCATCAAGCGGACGACCGAAACGATCGAGGGGTCCGCGCAGAAAAGTTGCATATCGACTAGCTAGATCCGCCAGGGTATATCCGTCCTGAGGCGTGGCGAAGTAGTTTGCAACGGCCGTTTGCCAATCTCCGAGAGAGATGTTTCCGCCCTGAGCCTTCTTGCACGCGTTTAGTTGAACGAAGTCGCCCGGGCTCTGGCGCGGATACCGAGCGCCGCGGTGAGTGGCGGAAAAGGCCTCCTCGAAGGTCTGGCAATACGGATCAGTTCTCGTTGGCCGCATCTCCCCCTCTCCAGACCTCTCCCCCTCTAAGACTCCAAAAAGATTTCCGCCCCGGGATCCCTTCGGGGGATCCTTCTTAATATCTTCTCTTCTCTTCTCTTCTCTATCGTTACGTTTCGTTATTCTCGTTACGGGCCCCGAACCTCCAACTTCCTCGGTCGCCTTTTTCTGCTTTTGGCGGTCCCTGAAAGCCTGCTGCCTCTCGGCATTGCTCTTGGGCTGAGCTCGCAAGCAAGCCGGCTCGTTGAACTCAAGGAAGTTTTTGAAAAGCAAAGAGTTAGGCGGTTCCTCCACGACCCAGCCAGCCAATGTCATAGCTGCGGAGAAATCTCCAAAACCCGCGATTTTGTCCAGATCCACAAGCGTCATTGGAGACAGGATCGCATCCTCATCCCGAACCTTCCCATGGGCATTCACGGCACACCAAACCCGCAGCAATGCGGAGAGCGCAACGTCGCGTAACGCATCACGTGTGACCTGTCGTAACGCGCGTAACGTTACGCTTTCGTTATGTTCCTCTGAGAGTACTCCGGGTCCGCAGGCGTAGATGAGCATGCCTGGTCGGGATGGATTGTGGACGAGCTCTGAGTAGAGAGACAGAAAACGCGGGTGCGTATATAGCTCGGCTCTCATTTTGATCCAGTCACCCGCCATTTACGTCCACCGGGCCAGCTTGGCCCAGTCCCTTCTTGCCCTTCTGTTTTTTCTCTCTTGCGTGCGCTAGAGCAGGCGCATAGGCATGGCTACGTACTTGTGCCCGCTACTCTCCCCGACAGGACGCAGCAAGGCCGGACTCTGTTCGTCTTTGAGTTCAAGCGAAATCTCTTCGGCGCCGGCGCAGTCCAGGAACTCGAGCACATAATGTGCGTTGAAGCCTACGCTCAGAGCTTCGCCTCGATAGTCGATAGTTATTGGTTCACGGGCACTGCCGGCGTCGGCCGTCTCGGAGGATATGCTGAGGGAATTATTCTCGAAGTGGAGCTTGACGCCATGGCTTCGTTCATCGGCCATCAGCGCGGCTCGCTTTAAGGCACGCGCGAACTGGTCAGTCTTGAGCGTAATCCTCTTATCGCTGTTCTTGGGTATGACGAGTTCATAGTTAGGGAACTGCCCGGCAAGCATCCTTGATGCAAGTTGTCGATTGCCGATCGTCGCAAAGATATGATTCTCGCCGACGGAAAGCCCCACCGGCAGCGGCGTACCTTTCTTCTCAACGGTCGAGAGCTTCAAAAGCGTAGTAAGCGTCTTCCGGGGGATAACGACTTTGATGCTCGCCGCCTGTGTCTCTTCTAGAACAGACTCCATCAGGCTCAATCGATGCCCGTCTGTTGCCACCATCCTGAGGGTGGAACCCTCTACAGTGAACAGAGAGCCTTGAAGGGCATATCGTGATTCTTCCGTCGTTATCGCGAACGCGGTCTTGGCTATTAGACCGTGAAGGATCTCAGCGGGCACCGTGATTGTATGCGAAGCTGGCGGTGCCGGTATCTGTGGAAAGTGTTCCTTTGCTTGCCCCGCCAGCCTGAAGTCAGAAGAGTCACAGGTTATACGTACCCAGTCATTCGGCTCCGAGGTGAAATCAATCTCCTCGCCCGCCAAAAGCTTAATGATCTCGAGGAGCTTCTTAGCGCTGAGAACGGCTGACCCGGGCTGATGAACAGCGGCCTCGCAGGACGTTCGCAGGTATACGTCGAGATCCGTAGCCGCAAGCGATAACCCTTTGGTATCGCACTCAAGCAGGATCGTCGAGAGTACAGGAATCGATCCCTTTTTCTCCGCAACTTCCTGAAGTGGGATTAGCTCTTTGAGTAAGACGTTTCTGTTTACAGTGAATCTCATAGTTAAAATGCAATATCCGCCAACTCTTCGGCAGTCATCTCTGTTGGTCTCGGAATTCCCAATTGCCTGGCGCGTTCTCCTTCATATATTTCGTCCCAAGCAGCGCAGACCGCGGCGTCATCCCACCCTTCGCCTTCTCTTTCCGCGCGACGAAAAATAGCGATAAGGCTTCGAGTCGCGAACTTTAGATTGTGGTACGGGTCTTCAGCGGATTGGGCGTGATACCAGCATTTGCCGCCGGAGCATTCGCAAGACTGGCGTAT